ATTTACAGCCGTGGCGACCGCTACTACTGGCGGCGCCGTGCCCGTTGGATTGTGTTGCGCATCAACTATCTGCTGGCAGTGCTGGCCGTCGCCGTGCTGCTGGCCTCGCCCGCCCCGGCGAGCGCACAGACGTGGGATCGCTGCTGGCGCATTCCGCACGGGCAGGTGTGCGTTGCCCGTGCGCAGAAGATCACCCGGATTATCTGCGATTGGGGCTGGCAGCCCCGCTTCAGCCAGCCGCCGCGTTGCATCCCCTTGGAGGCGCAGCCGTGAGCAAAACAACAACCTACGACATACGAGCGCTACTGCCCGACGCTGGTCACGCATCCGTCAGTGTCGATGCCGAACTATTCCTCGACCTGATTGATGCGGCCGGTTGGGTCTACACCTTTTTCCAGGAAATTGATTTATCCACGGTGTTTGATGCTGACGCAATGTCATATCTCGCATCGGAGGCTCGCATCATTCGTGAGAAAGCGCTGTTGTTGATCGATGGTTGGACGCCGGAGACACTGGAGGTGCATCCGTGACGCTGCCAAAACTGCACAGCACCGCGCCGCATGGCAGCGCCCGGCCTGCGCCGGACTACCACGTCAAATGCGAACGGGGCCGCTATCGGGTCTATGACAAGCAGCAGCGCTTCCGGTGCGAGTTCGCGACCATGCCGGCGGCGGTGGCGTACATCGAGAGCCGCACGTCCCACTCTCATAATCTCCCAATCTCCAATCTCCCGGAGGCCGCATGAGTGTCGTCTATCTGCTGCACTTCTCCGGCCCGGTGGCGCCTGGCCGCCACACGTGCCAACACTATCTCGGCTATGCCGATGACCTGGGGCCACGGGTCAACGCGCACGCCACCGGCCAGGGCGCCCGGTTGACGCAGGTGGCCAAAGAGCGCGGTCTGTCCTTCATCGTCGCGCGCACGTGGGACGGCGACCGCAGCCTGGAGCGACGGCTCAAGCGCCGGCACGCGGCGCCGCGGCTGTGCCCCATCTGCAACGGCCGGCATCCGGTCCAGCTGGGGCTGCTGCCCGACGCGTGCGCATTCGTGCCGGCGGGGAGCGACGAACCGGCAGAAGGAGCGCCTCGTGCAACCTAGCATCATCGAGGAGATCAAGGAGCGGTTGAAGCTGGTCGACGTGGTCGGTCATTCGTTCCAGGTGACGGGCAGGGGGCGCACGCTGACGACGGTGGAGCATGACAGCCTGAAGCTGTGGCCGGCGACGGGGCGCTGGTGGTGGTTTAGCCAGGGGCTGGGCGGGGATGTGATCGATTGGCATCGTCACATTCACCGGTGCGACCTGGCGACGGCTATCGACGACCTGGCGGCGCTGGCGGGCATTCCGCGGCGGACGCCGACGGCGGAGGAGTTGGAGGAGCGCAACGCACGCCGGCGCCAGGCGACGGTGTTGGCGACGGCGGCGGAGTGGTTTCAGCGGCAGTTGTGGTCTGCGGCTGGGGAGCAGGCGCGGTTGTATTGTGCGAGCCGTGGCTGGTCACCGGAGACGATGAAGCGGGAGGGGATCGGGTTTTGCCCGGTCCCTGCCCCGGTGGAAGCGACGGACAATAAAGCATTGTCGGACGAAGGGATGAAGGTGGTTGCATGACGACACGCACCGAGACACCAAACATTCTGGACAATGTGCTCACGCTGAGCGGCGCAACCCCGGCGCCGCCAGCGGCCACCCTGCTGGCGTTGACGGCCATCGTCAACGACGGCGGTACGCAGATGCGGGCGGGCATGGACGCCGCCACCATCACCGAGTATGCCGACGCGCTGGCCGAGGCCGACGCCTGGCCTTTCCCGCCGATTGTGGTCTTCCATGACGGCGAGAAGTATTGGCTGGCCGATGGCTTTCACCGGGTCAACGCCGCGCACCGCAACGGCAAGTTCAGCCAGATTCCGGCGGATGTGCGCGCCGGTACGCGGCGCGATGCCATCCTCCACGCGGCGGGCGCCAACGCAGCGCACGGGCTGCGCCGCACGAATGGCGACAAGCGGCGCGCGGTGGAAGTGCTGTTGCGTGACCCGGAATGGTCGCAGTGGAGCAACTACGAGATCGCCAAGCGCTGTGCGGTCGCTGAATCGTCGGTGCGCAACATCCGGGCAGAACTGGAGCGCACTACGCAAATTGCGCAGTCAGTTGTCAGGAAGGGCGCCGACGGGCGCACGATCAACACGCAGAACATTGGCACCAACCGGCCCGCGCCCGGTGGGACGATGCCCAAATACACCGTCGAACAACTGCGCGGCATGGTACGCGCCTGTGCTGTCGAAACCGGCATGACACCGGCGGGCGAAATGACACCCTTCTGGTCGAAGCTGCAAACCTGGATGACCCAGCACTCCGGGAACACGCTATGGTCTGTTTCCGATCTGCGCATGGCGCTGGATCAGGTGATGCGCCAAGACAAGACACAGCCCGCGGTGGGTCTGCTCGCCGTGTGGGAACTGGAGCGGGTGGCGCGTGAGGTCAGCAAGGAGATCTACGGCGACAAGCCGCAGCCTTTCGCCCTGAATGACATGCGCCAGGGCGCCCGGATGCGTCAGGGGCGCTTCTGGCTGCTGTGCGTGAAGACGATCAACGCCAACAACTGGCGCCATGCGGATCTGGCGCAGGCGATCCAGAACGTGGCGGAGCAGATGGCGCAGCGGATGGTGGAGGCCACTCCCGCCGCCTCTCGCCCCTCGCCCCTCGCCCCTGACGCCGAAGGCGACCTGCACGCCGGGGCAGGTCGCACGCCGGCGCCGCCGCTGACGGTGGCGGAACTGGTGGAAGACCTGGACGGCTACCTGGCGGGCATCCCGGCCGCGGAGATCGACCAGGCGGCCAAAGGCGCGCAGAACCGGGCGCTGATGACGGCGCAGCAGTGCTTGAGCGATTTCACCTATCGGCAGGCGGATCTGTACCGTGCGCTGCAGCGGCTGGCGTTGCAGCGCGGCGCGCCGCAGCCCGCAGAGCCGGTGGTGGACGGGGAGCGTCCGCTGCCGGCGTGGGCGGCGCCGGAACCTGCTACGGTGGCGCAAGCGGTGCCCGAAGTGGTGGCGGTGCACGGTGAAGTCGCCCCTCGCCCCTCGCAACTCGCCCGCCACCCGCAGCATGACGAGCTCTTTGAGTTCGCCGAACTGTTCAAGCTGGCGATCAAGGAGACGCACCGCTGGGCGCACATCACGGGCGAGCACACGGCGATCCTGGAAGCGGAGCGGGGTCTGCGCCACCTGGTGGAACGAACGGCGGCCATCCTGGATGGATTCACGGGGCAGCCATGATCACCGAGCGAATGCAGAAGCGGCTGCTCTATCAGGCGCTGGTGGAAGGTTCTATCGACAGCCAGGAGATCGACCTGACGGGCTGGGTGTGGCCGTGGCGGGAGATCCTGCTGGCCAGCGACCGACCGGAAGTGGAGGCGCAAGCCTGGGCCACCGGGCGTCTCTTTCCGGCGCTCAGGCTGGTGGCCAGCGACGGCGACCAGGCCAGGGAATGGAAGTACGCCATCGAGGAGGCTTCGGAGGCGATCCACTTCCCCAGCCTGGCGGAGATCGGCGACACGCTGCCGCCGGTGCGCTGGCTGTGGCCGGGGTGGATTCCCCGCGGGATGCTCAGCCTGCTGGGTGCGTTCCAGGGCACGGGCAAGTCGTACTTTGTACTGGACCTCGCCCGCACGGTGATCGAGGGCGGGCCGTGGCCCGACGGGCAGCCGGTGGAGCAGATCGGCAATGTGATCTACGTCGAAGCCGAGGGCATTCCGCAGGTGACGAATGACCGGGCGAAAAGCCTGGGCATGAACCGGCAGAACATCTGGCTGCTCATGGCGGAAATGGGCGAGATGATCGACTTGACGCAACCGGTGTGGCAGGACAGGTTGGTCGACATGGCCACGACGCTGAAACCAGAGTTGATCGTGATCGACTCGCTGACCAGCATCAGCAGCGCGGGTCAGAACAGCGTGGAAGACACCAACCGGCTGCTCATGTTCCTGGTGGGGCTGTCCCGCCACGTGGATTGCGGGCTGCTGGTGCTGCACCATCTGCGCAAGCCGCCGGGCGGCCAGCTATCCCTGCCGGGAATGTCGGTGCACGACTTCCGCGGCAGTGGCCACATCACGGCCATGGCGCGCACGGTGTTGGGGCTGACGGTGGTGCAGACCGGCCGGCAGTTCAGCCTGAACGGGAAGCGGCGCCTTGACCTGGTAAAAACGAACCTGGGGCGCTATCCCACCGGCGTGGGCATCGAGATGAAGGAGGAGGGGGAGCGGGTCACGTTCACCTATGGCGAGCCGCCGAGCTTTGAGCAGGAAGCGCCGGGCGACAAATGCGAAGAGTGGCTGATTGAGTATCTGGAAGAGAACGGACCCAGCAAGCCGGCGGACGTGATCGCAGCGGGTGAGGCCGAAGGCTTCAACGAGCGGATGATCTACCGGGTGCGACGGCAGTTGAAGGAGATCGTCAACTCACGTGGCAAGAAAGCGGCGGGCAACCGTTGGGCACTGGCTGGCCAGGAAGACGAAGACAGCGAAGATTCAGAGGAAGATGGAGACCTTACGGAGTCGTAACACTGACACACTGACACACTG